ACATAACCAAACTGATTGACAACATCAACCCTGTTACTAACAGAATTCATAGCTTTTACAATCAGTTCGGTGCTAACAGCGGGCGCTTTACCTGCACCGGAGCAAAGAGAACAACGAAAAAATCTGGAAAACAGACCTACGCGGTCAACCTCCAGCAGATCCCTCGCTCCAAAAATTTCAGGGAATGCTTTGTTGCAAGCCCTGGATTCAAGTTGGTTATCTGTGACTACTCGCAGATGGAGCTTCGGCTGCTTGCCGAGCTAGCAGATATACCGGAAATGCAGGAGGCGTATAACCAAGACATCGATCTACACACACTAACGGCGAGTCGTATGAACGACTGTGATATATCGGAAGTTACAAAGCAACAGAGACAGATGGCTAAAGGAGCAAACTTCGGGATGATCTATGGAATTGGGTACTCTAAGTTCAAAACATACGCAGCAGCATCTTTTGGATTGATGTTGACTTTGTCGGAAAGCAAGGTGACGCACGCAAAGTTTCACGCGTCGTACCCACGCCTGCGGCAGTGGCACCGTGAGCGTGGCGCCTTAGTTCAAGACGGTTGGTGTTACACAAGAACCGCAATGGGAAGGCGTCGTTTGCTCAGTTACGATGACGCAAAAATGACTATTGCCGCCAACACTTTGATTCAAGGTTCCGGGGCAGACATCTTAAAGGTCGCTCTGGGTGAGCTCAACCCCTCAATCGGAGAAGATGTACGATTGGTCGCCGTAGTACACGACGAAATCGTCTTAGAAGTTCGTGAAGATCTGGCTGATGAGTGGCAACACAAGCTGTCGAAGATAATGGTGGATGCGGGTGACAGCGTCTTCAATAAGACTCGACTTGTCGCTGAGGCTGGAATCGGAGACGATTGGAGCGCTAAGTAAGCTCACACTCAGCATAAGTGTGCTAAATTGCTAACCTAGATAAACTTCAAAAATACTCTATGTCTGAGCTGCTTGCTGTGCCCAAGGGCAACGTCAAAGACGTATTTACTTTAAAAAACAACGGGAAATACTTTGGTGTAATCGAAGGAGAAGATAACTTCTTCGTATGTCTGACTGAATTCGATTCGCCATTAAAGGCGGCTAACCACGCTCGGTCGCTTAAGCGTCAGAATAAGATTGGTAGCGCAGCTAACACCTTAAAAAAGTTAGAAGCGCCCAAGATCCGTTCTAAAGTACCAAAGAAAAAGAAGCTCTTTACTGAAGCCGAGGTGGCGACTCAGACTCACTTACGTTACCGCGAGGTCTGGGTAATCATGAACCCAGATGGTAAGTTCGTGGTCGAGTCTATCGCTAACAAGACCTTAGTGAAATATAGTGGTGAACGAGGAAACGCGCAAGTATTTAAAACGTACGAAGACGCTCTATTTACATCAAACACGCTGGATATGGTGGTTAAAAAAGGACACCAACTCCGGCGGTACTTTGAAAGAGCAGAGTAATTTTGCTATCCTGTAACTAAGATTGAGTTCAGATTAGTGACCGCGACTCCCTCCTACGGATTTCGGATCAGTGGCAACACTCAAGCCGGTCCGATGTCGCAGGCAGTTCAAGCCGGAGACATCAAGGCTATTCAGGATGTCCTGAAAGAGCGGTTCCCTGCTCTTAAGTTCGAGACAACAGATACAGGATTAGAAGAAGTAGATAAACCTACCGAAACTACCCCGACTCCTACTCCTGTTGCTGACGTCACGGGCGAAACAAAAAAGGAAGAGACCACGGCGTCCCTGTTTGGGGATTACATGGCCGGGCTGCCTGGCGGTGTTCGCGAACTGGTGACGACAGATTACAAAGGTGTTCGTGGCGGCCGCTTAGGCGAGGGTAACTACACCACGGCAAGCATGATTCCGGGTGCCCAAGTGCAGACACCTGCTCCTGCTTCTGCTCCTAGCGCGGGCGGCGGTGAAGCGTCTCGGTCTTACACACAAACTTATAACACCTACTACACTTACAACTATCCTCAAGAATTCCCGCAGCAGACTCCTACTCAAGAACAGGCTCCTTCTTCTCCGGCCACGGCGACTCAAACTCAAGGCGGGTTTATGCCTGCCTGGGCCACAACGAAAGCGCAGAGGCCGACAACGATTAGCCAAGCTGGTGGAGGTCAAGTAGCATCCACAACGGACCGCGGTTCTTACGTATCTCCTAGCAGCGCATCTGCGCCCGCAGGCGCACAAGCTGCGTACGAACGCGTCGTAGAACGTCAGGAAAGCACCGGGAACATTGGCGTCCTGGCGGCAGCCGGCGGTCGGGGGGAAACTTTAAACCGCAACGAAGCTGCGGCATTAATCGCTGCGCCCGGTAATAACCGCGAAGCTGCCCAGCGAGCGCTCAACCAAGCGGAGAAAGGTAATATAGAGCTTTCAAACCAAGCTCGTCAAGCTCTCGAACAAGCAGCTTCAGGAAACAAGAAGAAATAACTTGGAGCATCACAACATATTATTTGAACACAGAAATAAATCTTTAGCCCTGCCTATCGTTGCGGCCGACACGGCCCACGCTCAGGGTCAGGCGCTCGACATAAGCAGGGCTTTAGATTGCGACAGGTATCAGATAACGTACACCAAGTCCAAGTCGACTCTCGTTTCAAATCTTTTCGAACGTCTAGCTCTAAACGAGTTCAATCATAATGACTGCGATCTGTGGGACGGTTCGGTAACTAACGGCAGTCCATGTTTCTACGCATTAAGTAAAAGATATTACGTAAGAACAGCAATACTTAAATATCTAGATATCCCTAGAGACGGGGCGGTGCCCAAGCCACGCTGCGGAAACCCTCTCTGTATAAACCCGTATCACTTTGAGTATCACGGTGAGAAAAACGCGAAACTCAGTAGCGGCGACATACAAATGCTGTTAGCCTTCCATAGCCAAGGCGCTTCTGCTTGTCAGATCGCCAAGGCACTCAACGTCAACCGCTCAACGATTTACAGGAAGCTCAAGGATGAACGTTTTCATTCTGGGATTGCGCGTCACCTCTGAGGCGCAGACAGACGAAGGCACTACCAACGTACTCGCCGAAGCACTGCCCTCCAACGACAAACGAGTTGCAACCAAAGTCCAACTCCTCCAAAAGTCAGACCATTACGTAGGCAAGCTTCTGGGCAAACTCGAAAAGGATCAGACCGTTCTGGCTCTGGGTCCCACACGGGCGACCGTCGACGGCGTGCTTCAGATGCAGCCCATGCTTGTGGTAACACAAGAGAACTTCAGCGATCTGCTCGCGATCAATCTCTTCGTCGCCACGGGTGGTTTAGGTCCTAAAGCCGATGAGGTGGAGCTCGGAGATTCGACCGTCACCAATCGGTCTCTGGCATGGCAAGCCGAAGATAGCGAAACTCAGTGGTTCAAAATCACAGCGTGGAACGAGCTGAGCAAGCAACTTTCTGAACTTGCACCGGGCACACCAACCATCGCGGTTGGTCGTGTGTCAACCTCAGAAAAAGACGACAAGAACTATCTGAACTACAACCTGGACAAAGTTCTCTATCTTCCGAAGTCGACCCGTAAGGCGCCCACCAAGGCTGCCGATCCTGAGAAGGGTAAGGTCGCTGCCGCAGCCCTTGGATCTATTGATTTCTCGCTCTGATCTCCTCCGCTTACTAACTGATGTACATCGCTGGCGAATTTTCCGAATCGGAAATCCTGTGCAACATACCTCCGCACACACTCCGTATTGATCTTCAAGCTCGTCGTTGGAAATCCGACGTCGACCCCGACTCCGCAATCGTCGACCGAAACGACAACGGCATCCCCATCGAGTTCATCCTGTTGGGCTTCAGCCCCTTCTACGGAAATCTTGGGATGCGCCAAGGCGAAGAGTTTCTCCGCATTGCGTATATCGGCGTCTCTCCGAAGCATCGCCTCTTGCCTCCACGCTGCGTCACGACCAGCATCATCAGCGGCAAGTCCTCGCAGAAGAACTTCATCTCCTACTTCCAGAACCTGTACAACAACAGGATCAACGTAGGAACTGTGGTTACGACCACTAAGTTCGAGACTCGCTCCTTTAACGAGCGGGATCCCATGACCGGTGCTGACGGTGCCAAGATCAACTACAACGCTCTTGCGTTTGCCGATCGTCCTCCTCAAAACGAGGAAGAGGAGCAACTGATCAAAGACATTGCGGAGTGGCTTAAGAACGGTGGTGCTGAAGCTGCCAGCAACGTGCTCAAGTCAGTCATCCCAGGTGGCGATCTCGTTGAGCTTCCTCTCGGAGGAGACCACGCGGCGATCAAAGCTTCTTTCCAAGCTTCCCGCACGCACCCGTCAACCGAACAGCTCGCGTCCGCTGGCGACCCCAAAGCCTTGGCGGCTGCTGCGGAACCTCCCTCGGCAAAAAAGAAAGTCGAGCTGACAGAAGAACAAGCTAAGAAGCTTGGTCTTGATTTTTGAGCTAACCTAGTTTGAAACCAAGGTTCGAGCCTCCTACACGGGGGCTTTTTTTATATGCTTGCTGATTACCGCTACCGGATTAAGTACAAGAACTTGTGGATCGCTATTGTCATTCAGGATTACGGGTTCGCAGGTAACGTGGCGCTGAGCATCTGCAGAAGCAAACGGGCTCAAAACGATTGGTTCTGCAACAGAAAGAACAGGCGAGCACGCAGGGCAGCCCGTATTCAAAACGTAAGCGACCTGAAGTGCTGGGCAACCTGCGCCCGTCTCATGCGTCTCGTATTGGACCACACTTCGCACCCTTTATTCATCTACCCCGAAGACAACACTCGTGATGTGCTGATGCGTTACGCGGAACGGTGGGGCTTTGAAAAAGGGTCAGATAACGTCTGGGTCCGCGTCAGCATCTAAAAGAGGCGACTCTCCTCCATACAACTCGGTTAACGGCGGAAGTTCCACACCGGTCCGAGCGCACCAATTAACGAGTCTCGTAAACAAGCCGCCCTTGATCAGATATAGCCTATGTATATCCCCTAAGATCTTCACGAGCTCGTCTTTGCTGAGTTTGTTTGCGTCTCGGATGACCCGCTGATGCAGGAAACTTTGTTCGGTGGTGAGCTCGAAGAGACGCATGAGACTCGATGACCCTACGTTAAGCCTAGGGTCGGCGCACCGAAAACAGGATTAGAATTCACCTTTTCCTAACGTAATCAAATCATCATGAGCACCAACTTCTACCAAATCCCTCAAGGCATCGTTTATCAACTATCATCAAAACTTTCTCTAACCGGCAAACTCTTACTTCCCTGTGACATCGACGGGCAGTTAGCTGCTCAGTTCAACCAACAACGACTCGACTGCGACAGCTACGAAAAAGGAATTCATATCTTCGATCCGCTTTGGTGGACAGCAAAACAAGGCGTGTTTGACTGGGTCATCGCAAACACAACAG